GCGTTATCAGATAAACGCTGAACACAATCTAATCCTTTTGTGTTTAAAGTTGATTGTATTGTATTTATTAATTTATACATTTTATAACTCCGAACTTACAGATAACAAACTACCAGTGTATAGTTGGCAAACATATAAATCATTTAATCCTGAAAATCCTGCAAGAGTAAATGACAATAAATTTGAACCAAATAAACTTATTCCGCTAATAGTGGTTGAAGAAGATGTAGCAAAAGTTGTTTGTCTTACGCAATAACTTGTGCCAGCCGCTAATGTTATTGACGGAGAAGCTCTTAAAGTTGTAGGTGTTGAAACAAAAGCAGACACAGTAGTTGTGCCATTTTGAAATGCTGGAAAAAGAGAAGCAGCTGGATAAGAAATAAAATACCTCTGACACAAAGCCAATTCAGTTCCATAAGGTCTGTAATCAAAGCTAGTAGCTGTAGAGCCTACCTCAAGCTGAACTCCTGTGATGTAGAAAGTTGCTCCGTTTGTGCCGACTACGGATGTTGCTCCTGTGGCTGAATTGTAGTTTGCGCCAGCCCATGCTCCAGCAGTTCCGCTAACAGTAGAACCAGAACCTAGACTAAAAAATACAGCAATGCCAACTCCATTAGTCGTCAGCCATGTTCCGCTTGTATCTCCAGCAATCGTAATAGTTTTATATTCCCAAGTGTTTGCTGAAGAAATTGTGTAAGAAAACGGATAACTTCTGTCTGCCGCACTATTTTTTAATGAGCCACCAAAAGTTCCAGTTAGGCTTGAATAAACCCAAAACGATAATGTTACTGTTTTAGCGTTAGCAGTTCCCCAACCTAAATCTGCAATGTTGTAACCTTCAATTCTTTGTTGAATATTATAGGTTTCGCCAGCACCTACTGTATAAGCAGATAAAGATGTAGCTCCTAAATAATTAGTAAATCCAGCTGGGGGAGTTACAGAACCAGCGTTTTGACCAATTTTAAACTTAGATGCTACTGAGGAAACCACTCGCCATCTATCTGTATAATAATCACCACTTACAGCTGGATTAACTTCAGCACTAGCATTACGCTGGTCAATCACCATCGCACCATTGATGATGCGGTTTTTCATATTAACAAATCCATCTAAACCTAGATTTGTTCTGGCTCCTGCTGCTGTAGATGCTCCTGTTCCACCATCAGCTACAGCTAAATCTGTAATGCCGGAGATTGATCCTCCTGTAATCTTAGGCGCTGTCATTGTGTATGTGCCGTCTCTGATTCCATCTCCACAGTCTCGAATCTGCGCCATCATATCGCGCATAGTATCGTTTACTGCGGATGGGAGCATCCCCTCTGGTGCGCCATCTGGTGGCGTTGCGGTATTATTCGCAGGGGTTAAAGAATACTTTGTATATGCCATGATTTTCCTTTTACTGTCCTAATAATCCTGCTGCACCAGCAGGTGCTAATACAGGCGATACTTGTTGCAATTGATTACCTAAAGTTCTAGCCAATTCAGGTCTCTGCATGAGCAAAGCCCTTAAAATAGCTTGCGATGGTTGTGTATATGCTGCACCGATACCAATAGGTGCTAACAATGTTGTAGGCTCTATTGCGCCAGCACCTAGAACACCTAAGCCTGTCATACCTCTGTATGCTGTGCCGCTATCAGGTAAATTAGCGCCCATTACTTTTTTAGCCGCTTCTGCTGTTTGTTGCATACCAGCTTCACCTCTAGCAAATGCTCCTTTACGGATTGACTCATCTAGAGCTTTTGTAGCTGATAACAATTGTGCAGGGCTAAATACACCTTCTTGCGCGCCTACACCACTTGCAGCTCTTTCTACTCTCAAGAACTTAGCGAATGACTGATTGGCTTTGTTAATATCTTCTGCATACTTAGGATTTACCCTAGCCAACAAATTTCGAATACTGAGCTGCGCATCTTTAATTGCAGAACCTAATAGTCGTTGATCTCCATCAGATGATGTTAAGAAGTTCTTAGCTAATCTGCCTAAATCAGAATCAATAGATTTCCAAGCTGTGCCTGTAATTTCGCCTGATTTCATTCTGTTTAAGATCTTGTCATCCACAATCTTTGCTAACTGATTAGCTCTGTTTTCTGGCAATATGTTTGCTGCATCAGAAGTAATTGATGCTAAGTCATCTAACAATGTATTATCAGCAGAAACTTTAACTTTGCTCAATACTTTATTATAAGCATTTGAGATAGCATCGTCTGCAAAAGTAATTGCTTCTCTACCAACTAAAGACTTAGGCACTTTCTTACCTAATGGCTCTAAAGTCTCGTTGATTACAGCTTTGTTGAAAGACTCAATAGATCGTCTTTCTGCTGCTGAAACAATATCACCAGCAAAAGGTATGCTCTTAGCAGCTTCTTCTAGTTTCTTGCCTGTGCCACCTAGTATCTGACCAGGTGTTAGCTCTACACCTTGCTCTGCTAGTTTGCGAGCTTCTGCTGATGTTTGTGGCGACAACACTCGACCTAGACCTGATAATAGTTTCTGAGTGCCTGCGCCTGTTACTGCGCCTAAACCTACTTGCTTTGCTTTTTCTGCAGCAAAGTTCTCTGTGTCTAATACAGGCTCTAGTGCGCCTGCTGCTGCGCCACCAATTGCTGCTTGGCCTACAGGTGTTGCTGCTACTCGACCTAGTGCTTGACCTGCAGAAACTAGTTGTGGCACTTTTGTAAGAGCTTGAGATGTTCTAGCGACTAAAGATGGTGCTGCTGCTGCAGGCACAATTGTAGAAGCAATATTGCCTAAAATGCGCATGAAGTCTGTGCCTTCTTCGCCTCGAGCTTTTCTTTCAGCTTGATACTTTTGCTCGACAGCTTTATTAAGAGCATCGACTTTCTTTGCTTCTTTATCAAAGAATTTGCTTACATCATTTTCTACAGTTCCACCTAATGATGTTGCCATAGCTAAAGTTCTAGGCAGCATTTGAGCTAGAGAGTCTAGTGTATCTCTTGCGCCTCTTAGCCCGCCTGTAGATGGCGCAGTAACTTCAGATGCCATTTTTCTTTCTGACTGAGCTAAAGCAAATTGATATGCTTGAACAGGAGTCAATTCTTGTTCTGACTCTACTTCAAACTTACCTCTGCCTGGTATTTCTACATCATAAATAGGCATAGCTGTCCTTATCGTTGTCTAACAATAACACCTGATGGTAATGCTGGCAAACCTAATTGATCTCTTGGAGATGGCTTTGGTTTTGATGGCTTTACTGTCAAATCTAATGTCTTAAATGGATCAATAACAATCTTTGTAGGATCTAACTGATATGCTGCTGCAATATCAATGTATTGCTTATTAAGATTATCGAGCTGACCTTTTTGACTTGCTACAATTTTCTTAGCAGAATTTACAAAATCATCTCGCTGATTTTCATTTAGTCTTTCGCCTCGCAATGCTCTATTCCATAGATTTCGAATTTGATCTGGCACACCTGCAGCATTTTGAGCATTAGCAAATTCAGTCTCGCGAACTACAGAAGCTGGATCAAGAATCTTCATATAACCAAAGATCAAAGATAAGTCGCCAGCAGCAGAAGGATCTTTAGCTGCAGCATCTACTTTGCTATATGCTTGAGCAATGCCTGTGTATTCTTTAGTCTTGTCTAAATATTGGCTTCTGAGTGTGTTTTCTCTGCCGAATGTATCGACTTCTTTGCCTTCTTTTTGCTTAGGTATTTGCTTAACAATATTTAAATTGTCATCCATAAATGCAATTGCATTACCTAAATCGACTTGCTTAAACTGTTTTGCTTTTAACTCTTTAGGCTCTAGTATTTTTGCAGCTTCTAAGTAATCTCCACCTATTGCTGCAGCTTGAGCAAGCATTTCTCGATCTACTGTAGTTCTTACAGGCAAATTTTCGCGCAATGCTGCTACAGTCTCAGGCACAGCCATATCGCCACCAAACTCAGGGCGAGACAACATTTCTAATTGAGAACCTTCTCCTGTTGCCATAGGAATAGGCACAGGCTCTTTCTTAAATGCTTGACCGGCTAACTCTCTTGCTCGCTGTTTGCGCTTGTATTCTTCAAGCTGCATCCCTGTTACCATTTGCTTCAGAGTGCGATCAAATGCTTGATTATAGCCTTCAGATCCTGCGCCTAATGCGCCTGCAATTACTTGACCTGTGCTGATAGGCTCTCTTGTTCTACCTGTCATTGACAAAGCGGCAATTGCAGAATTTAGCAATGCCTGTTGAGCAGCATTGGCCCTCATGCGATCAATCTCTGGTTGCGGTAAAAAAGCAGAGTAATCTGGTTGCTGACCGAATAAAGCTGATAGATCAATTGCCATAATTTATCCTAATAAAGAATTTGGATTTTTTGCTCTTTGTAGAGCTAGTAAATTGTATATGCCACCATAATCAACCATGCCTTGTGGCAATCTTGTTCTAGGCTGACTCATTTGTGGCATTTGTGGTTGCTGTCTTTGGCCGCCACCTAATAATCCCATTCCTAATCTACCTAATTGCAATGCTTGACCAGGACTGATAAATGGTTTTGATAATGATGGTAATGTAGATGTTAATCCTGTGCCACCTAGCTCTGCTGCTGTATATCCTTGAGCAAGATTTTGGGCAATTGCAGCTTCGCTTAGACCTTGAGCTGCTAAATTAGCTGCATCTGCTGCTACGAAAGAATCTACTCCTGTTGCTGTAAGATTTTGTGCAATTGTTGCTGCATCAAAACCATTTGCTGCTAAATTTGCTGCATCTGCTGCTACTGTGTATGGCAAAGCCTGACCAATAACTTCTGATGCTATTGCTTCATTTAATAATGTAGCGCCTGCTGCTTCTGCTGCTGCAGCTTGAGCTGCTGTTGCTGCTGCGCTTTCGCCTGCAAGAGTAGCTAAGCCTGTTTCTGTTGCGCCTGTAAATGCTGCTGCACCTGCGCCTTCTCCTAATAAAGCTGGTGCTGCATAAGGTGCAGCAATTGCTGCTGCAACTGCTGCAGGTGTTATCCAACCACCTGGCAACTCTCGATTAACAAATTCATCTACTTCTGCAAGACCGCTTCCTATAGCTTGGCCAACATCTTCTACAGCTCCGCCAATTGCTTGACCAACATCTTCAGCAGCGCCAAGAATGCCACCGCCACCACCATCTGTGCCTAATACTTCAGATATAGGATCTGTAACTGCTGAAACAATATCTCCACCACTACACATATTTATTCCTTTAAATGTTTTACTGTATTAAAGCCAACAGTTTTATAACCCAATCTTTCATAAAACTGTCTGGTTTTATCCATATCTACTGCCGTTGTCTGTCCTAAATGCAAATCATCTGCGCCTTTTTCTTTAGCCCATGTCTCTAATGATTTTACAAGTTTTAATGCTGCTCTTGAACCCCTAAATTCAGGTAATACAAATAATCCAAGATCGCTAACTTTTGTGCGATTACTAAAAAAATACTCATGCGCTATACCGCATATAAATCCAATAATCTTGTTATTTTCTATTGCAAGAAATCCAACTGCATTTGGATTTTTATATAATTGCAAAACCTTATGTTTTTCAAGTTTTGCATAAGCAAACTCTGCTTCTGCTACCATTTTGGTAGCCAAATCAAAAAATTCTTCTAAACGATGTAAAGATAACTTTTCAATTATCAGAAAAAGCCTCCTAATAAGCCGCCACCTAATGCGCCTAGCGCAGGCAAACCAAATCCACCACCAAAACTTAAAGATGGGAAAGCTTGGCCCAATGCATAGCCACCTAAACCGCCTGCTAATGCGCCACCTAAAGCACCTGCTGCTCTATTTTGATATGTAGGATAGTTTTGTGTAGTTGTGCCATAGTTGCCTAATGGTGTGCCATAGACAGACGATAAATAACCTGACAATTGCTCATATGGCAGTCTTTGCTGAAACTGATAGCGAGCTAACTGTTCTTGTAGAGGTTGAGCTGCAATAGCTTCTTGCTGTGCGCCAACTTGAGCTAATGTCTGAGATGGCAAGAATTGCTGACTGTAGAATTGAGGCGCGAGACCTGCTAACTGAGCTTGTTGCATTTGAGCTTGTTGTTGTAGCCCTCTTTCTTGTTGATACTGTGTGCCTGCAATATTGGCTGTAATATCGCCTAAAGATCTGCCAAATGATTCTGTGGCAGTTCCTAAAGCTCTTTCCATAGCACCACTACCTAATCGACCAGATCGGCTGTAAAGGCTCGAAATTCCAGGTAATACATTTTGACTAAATTGCTGTGTAAGAGGTCTGGTGGCTGCTTCCATCATTGCTTGTTGATATGGATTTGCATTTAAAAATCCACCTGCAGCAGTTTGACCAATTTGACCTAATGATTGCTGGTATGCTTGTTGAGATTGTTGTAGAACAGGCGATTGTGTGCGAGCTATAGCTTCTTGTTGAGCAAGAGCTTCTTGAGTCGCAGCAGATGGACTTACATAAGTCTGACCAGGAAAGAACTCTGGCTGTGGGCCTGTTAAAAATACACTCTCAGCTCTTTGTAAACCTGTTGTTAGATATGGTAATAATGCTGGATCAATCTGTGATGTCGTTGTCGTTGTTGCCATTTTTTATCCTACGATGATGTATTTGTAAGTCATGCCAGATACTGTATTAGCTGGATGGCTAATCGTTGCACTTCCATTGGTTACTGCTGATATATAAGGTCTTGTAAAGATATTGCTTGTATAACCATTCGATGACAGATAACTAACTGTAGCTATAACACTAGGTGTAGATGGTCTTGTTGGTGTTGTCTGTGTTGCAAAATGCTCGATACTGACACCAATATCGCTAGGGCGCCATGCTAACTGCACATAATCATCTTTTTGCAATGCAATAAAGAAGTTTAATGCTGCGATCAATCGACTTGATGTGCCTGTAGATTTTCTTTGTGGCACACCAAATTCGCTATTACTGCCTGCTACATTTGTGCCATTCTTTTTGAACCAAATGCTTACTTCTTGCACATCGTTAGTAGTATTGATTAACTGTGCTGAAAACTGAATGTTGTATAGTCCTGAGTAATCTACTTTTAACTTTGTGTTATCTACAAGACTAGCACCAAGGTTATAGTCTGTTGTAGAGAAAGCCATGATGTTTTCGGCTGTTGTCGTTGTCGCAGCTTGATCTGTATCATCTTGAACTGCTAGATAAGGATAATAAGCAGTAGCGGATACATCATCTGTAGGCATCAACAAAATGACAGAATCTACACCAATTCGCGCATCTGTAATTGTTGTGGTAGATGCGCCACCTGTTGCTAGAGTTACAGACCCTGTATTGTTGGTTTTGCCATTCATAATTCCATTGACTACTTCGGCAACACCTCGCTGATCTGCACCAAAAGTTGGCAACACTCGATACATTATCTAGTTCCCAAAGGATTCATTTCTACATCTAAACCAATAGCATTTGTCCAATTGCCTGTTGGCGTTAATTGTAGACGATGATAGCGACCAATTCCTCGAATTGATACTCTATTTTCTGCATCTGCTGATGTCTGAGATCCAAATACCACTTGCTCGCTTAACAACCTTCGAGAAAACAAAGCAACAGAGCCTGAGCCACCATCAACAATTGGTTTTGCCATTGTGATCGCTGATGTTGTGCTTGGCATCTCAATATCGCCTGTTTCTATATATGCAGTATTGTTATTGCCTGTAAAAGTAATAATTTTTGTATTTTTAACACCAGCAAACTGCATCTTTCCACCAAGCCATACTCGGTCATCAAAGCTAGACATAATTTGCTCTAAATTGCCAAATACATCCATTCCCTCTAAATCAAAAGATGGTGTAGAAGATGATGCGATTCTACTTGCATCTGTAGTGCCGCTAGTCCACTTATTGTTCTGATAATTGTAGATAAGCAATTTATCTACTGTTGCAGATGATTTTGATGTATATGCCCAAATTACTAGCTTTCTAAATGGATCCACAGCAGCAGACATTAAACCAATAGAGCCTTCGTCTATATCTGACCAAAAATAACGATTTACTTTTTCGTTACCAATAGGCGCTAACTGCTGACCATCGCAAGCATAAAATCCATCATCAGATAAAAAGAATGATGTGCCACCATACTGAACAATGGAATTAGCCTCGTAGCAGCCTAAATTTCTACTGATATTGTCAAATTGAAACACTAATGGACTGCCAACATATGTCATTCTGTGAATTGATCGATCCATAAAGATCAAGCCAAATTCACCACCTGTAATTCCTACAATTGAGCCACCATCAGGAATGTCTTGAAAGTCAGCCTGTGTAGTTGCTGAATTAGTCCAATTTGACTCATCTCCCAATGCTGACCATTGAACTCTGTATGGATATACAGTAGAGCTGTTTACATAAGCAGAAACTACAAAATCTCGAACTACTGTTACATATCGAGATTGAGGCGCATCTGCCGCTAAGTCTTGAAATGTAGAAGAATTATTTAAGTTAAATCCTTGTAGGCGATTGCCGCCATTTGCTGCGATCAACACATTACCAAATTGTGTAAATCTCCATCGTTGATTTATAGGTGTTGTATATTGAAAGCTAACTGTTCCTGTATCTGCTGTGCTTGCAATGTTTGCGCCTGATTGATTATAAGTAAATGTTGTAGTTGTAGGAATTGTATCTACAACAAATGTTCCATTTACACCTGTTGTAGAAGTAGCTGCAACTGTTACTGAATCGCCTATAGAAAAACCATGAGCTGCTGATGTAGTAATCGTAACTGTGTTGCTTGCTCTTACAACATTTGTAATTGTCTTGCTTGCTTTTACAACTGAGTCTAAAGATAAATCGTTTGTATCTAATTTAAATAATTTTGTTGCGCCACCAGCAAATACAACTGTTGCGCCTGCTGCTGTTTTGCCAGCAACTACATTATTAAGATTTTCTGATGCTGCTGCAGAGTAATCTTCTGCTGCATTGATTGCGCCATATCCTACAGCTTTAGAAAAAACATTTTCTGCTCTTTGTAGGCCATTTGCTAAACCTGGCTGATCTGGTGTCCATTCACCGAATGTTATTCTACTTATTGCCATTGTGTGTTTCCACTAGGTATTTGTGTCCAAGTATCTGTAGCACTAGGTATGTTAGTCCACAGCTCTGCGCCTACTGATTCATCTTGCCATTCATCGCCAAGAACTCTGCCAAAGCAGTTTACTAATGCTAAACCATTTGCTCTTGCTGCTGCGCTATAAATTGCTACAGGATTTGCTATAACTGTTGCAAAAACTGTAATTGATCCATTGCCGCTATACTCAACTCCACCAAGAGCTGTTACTGTTGCTGTTCCTGAGATGCTTGCTGTCGATGTTCTTTGTCTGATACCGCTTGCAGAAACACTTCCATTTGCTGAAATAGAGCCTGCTGCTGTTCTAATGCGGACTGCATCTGCCGAAACAGAACCTGTTGCTGAGACAGAAGCCAATCCATCAAAAATTCCATATCCGTTTGCTGATACTGTGGCAATTGCTGAGACAGATCCACTGCTTGTTCTAACTCTGATTGCTTCTGCATTGACTGTGCCTTGCGCTGTTACTGAACCTGTGCCAAAACGAATTAGATAGGCGTTACATGAAACGCTGCCATTTGCAGTTACAGAGCCTGATGCAGATCTAATTCTAAATGCACTTGCTGTTGCTGTGCCTGTGCCTGTTACTGATGCAACACCAGCCTTTATTGCATAAGCATTTGCATTAGCAGTAGCATTTGCTGTAACACTAGCATCGCCATAGTAAATACAGGTGCTTGTAGATGCCCATGCAGGATCGTCAAATGAAACATTGATCTGTTCTAGTGTGCCGAACTGATCGATGTTGTCAATTGTAAAAGCACCACAGTAATCTGCTGGCATAGACTACTAGGCCAATGTTACTGTTAGGCTTCCTGAAGCGATCTTAAAAATGTCGCCTGTATCAATCGTCTTAGATGCATCTAAAGCTGTGTGGTAATACATATTGCCACTTGTAGAAGCATCCCAAATGCCGATATGAGTTACAGTTCCCCATGAGCCTGTGGCTTGTGGGAATGTAATGTCTGCACTTGTAGAGCTTGCACCATTAGATGGTGAGCCAAATGTAGCAGATTGGCGAGCATATGAACCACCGCTTACTTCTGTGCCTGTGCCTGCATCTGTAGGATCTGCAGTATGCAGACTTACATAGACTGTAGCTGGTGAAGTAAAGGTAGTTGCTCGTAGAGTAGCATTGATAAGTGCGTTCTCTAGGTAATTCGACATTTCAGCCATTTTATTTCCTTATCGTGAGGTTACTTTCATTTGCAATGGAACACCAGAATACTCACCATTTTGGTCTGCATCTGAGATGTTTTTGATTGCTCGATCATACAAAGATGCCCAAGTCTGTGTTCTGGCATCGTTAATTAAGTATGGCTCTGCTTCTAGCAAAGATGCATACAACAGCGCATCAAAGTAGTTTGCTAGAAATGCATTACTAGCATTAGAGCCTGACAATACTGTAGGTTTAGCATAGTAAAGAATCTCTAATACATATGCTGTATCTGGTATTGGTGCAAATTGAAACTCATTAGCCAAGACTGTGTAATAGATTGGCTTACCACTTTCATCTGCTCTTGCATCCCTAGTAAAAGTGCTAGGCGACATATAGGTTACAGGCATTCTAGGATTGCCTTGAACATGAAGATCGCGAATCTCTAAGAAGTCTGTAGGCAATGCGACTTTTGCATCACCGCTTGTCATTGTTGCAGTAGCAGACTTTAGCATTTGCCGAGTGCGCAGCTCGCGCTGTAAGCGCAGCTCTGCCAACGAAATAAAGTCTGGTATTGCAGTAGTTAGATCAGATCGACCTAAGTAGTTTGCTACTGTAGTCTTTAGATCGTTGTAGTTTGTGAATGCCATATTAGCCCTTATTCTTTAGGCAGCTCTACATTCTGCCAACCATAAACATATTGCCCGATATGTCTAATGCCTTTAGACAAGTCGTGATCGACCCAAGTATCAAAACCTGCATCTTTTGATTTAATGCAGAAGTAAATATCTTCGCCTAGTATTTTATTGTTGCCTAGCTGCTCAAAGTAAAAATAAGGCATCTCAATTGCCTTAAATACTTTTGTCTTTACTAGCATTACACCGCAGCCTATGCCGTCTACTTTGCTTATACCTGACATCGCATTAGAGTAAACAGGCAGCCAATCTACAGAGCCATCTACATCGCTAATCTTGAAGTTCTTAGCTGTAGGCTTAACAGGCTCAGACCTTGTTGTCGCATTGACACCTATAATGTCTTTGTCATGCGCCATTAAGATCTTTAAAGTGTCTTTAGGAAAGCGCATATCAGCATCTACAAATAAGACATAATCTGCTTTTACTTCTAATGCTGTTTTGACTAGATTGTTTCTCTGGTCAAATATTAGTGTTCCAGCACTAGTAAACAAGTCTATTTCATGCTTTGTAGTCTTAATGGTATATGCACACATCGCGACTAAATCAAATGCTGTGGCCACTTCCATTTGACCCCTAGCGGGTATGCAAATAGCGATTCTGCTCATACTGCGCCCCCTCTAGTGCGAAATACTACATTATCGGGGTTATTTAGCCATGCTTTTAGAGCTTTCTGATCGACTATGTAGAAGCCTCTCATAATGCCCTTTTGATTTAAGTCGTTAATAATCGCTAAAGGCAGCTCTGCAATTTTGTTCTTAGGATCAAACAGCTCATCTGACCAGCCTGTTTTACCAGGATTCGAATTATATTGCGCTTTTGTATGCTCTGCGAAATCAGTTAAGTCAGTCTGAGAGTGAATTATAATCCCACCCTCGCCATCTGATATTGCTGTTCTTACTTCACCATCTACAGTTTCTAAGTATTTTTTCAAAGTCTGATCCACCTATCAGGTATTAAGTCGCTATCGTCTAGCCCATTCGTAAACCATCTTTTGGGCGCAATGACTTTATTGCCATTCGCAAGCCAAGCACCCCACCAGCCAAATGAACTATTGGCTATGATATGATTTTTGAAGCTAGAAAGCAATGCTAAATCTTGCGCTGGCGCAGAGCAAGGCATGACATGATCTGCCCATATTAAATTCTCTGCACACCAACTAGGATCATCTGAAAAAACTACAAATTTGTGATTCTTAAACTCGTCTATAGCTGTTAGGTAGTATTCATCGCCTAACTGAGCAAACACATCAGGCAGCGATAAATAATCGCCTCTGCGAACTGTTACTGCGACCCAGTCGCTAGGTATTTCTGACTTAGGCAGATAAAACTCTTTGCGAATCTCATCTTCTACAAAATCAAAGTATTTTTCACTTTGCCAATAACCAACCATCATCCCTGATTTGTTGATTTCTTGGTAACTATGCTGTTTTTCATTTATCGGCTCTGCAACATTATTTGTTACATGAAACGACAGAGGGAAAACATCTAGCTCAAACTTGCGATTCTTGTTTGCTTTGTAGAAAGTCGTATTTAACTCTAGGGTTTCGCCTAGTGTTTTAGCTACTGCATAGCCTGCTGCATATTGGAACATCTGGTTGCCCAGACCACCCATAATGTAAACGATCATAGAAAAGAGGGTAGATTGTGTCTACCCTCTATTCTACTTATTATCTACTGAATATCAAGCAGATAAGTCGAAAGCTCCACCATGAGCAGCTTCGTTGCGAACTTCTAAAGTCAATTCAGCCAAGATTTGTTTTTTCTCAGCATCGCCAACTTTAGCGATGTCGTTGGTCTGGAATGGGCGGAGATATGCAAGAGCTGCATACTCAGGATCGAGAACCAATGCATCGCGAGTGCGCATAAAGCGGTTAGGAACAATCTGCAATACACCGAAATCAGACTGATACAAGTCAGCACCAGCAAGAATTGTTGCTTGGCCGCTTGTAGGCACTTGATAACGCTGCGCAGCCAAACCTGTAAATGCTGATACTGTCTGCTTGAGAGCAGGCGATACCATCAATACAGAAGGTGTGCCGCCTTCTTCAAACACTTGCTTGATAACATCTTTAAGGATGGTCTCAGTAAATGTGCGGGTTGTGCCGTCTGTGCGAGTCGAAACACCGATTGTTGTTGGATCACCACCGGCTGTTGTGCCAGCAGACTTGTTGGTGTTTGTCTTGATGTAAGACAACAAAGAACCCATCTTGCGAGCTGCAGAGCCAGATGTGCCTGCTGTCTGACCTTGGTTAGCGGTGATGATTGTCTCGATGTCGCGCTTGATTTCAGCCGAAGCCTTAGCCAACTGGTAAGCCATCTCAGACTTGCGACCAGCAAGGTCAGAAGCCAAGAGAGTGCCAGAAACCATAACAGTCTTACCAACGATCTGTGTATAGTTACCAAGGCGAGTTGTTGGGCTGATTGTTGCTTCTGTTGCGCTTGCGCCTTCTACTAAAGCATTGCTTGTAGTAGCTGCTGCAAGGCTGTCTGTTTGCCACTCATGATAGACAGAAGTAGCTTTTGTCTTACCGATAGACGACATAATTGGGGTGTCGGTTGGGCTGATGTCATAAATAACATCGGTTAAGTCCTCGCGGGCACCTACTGCTGTATAGCGATCATATGCTGCCATTTTTTATTTCCTTTATAAGAATCGTTCAAATAATCGAGCTGCATCCTTTTTATTGCCAGTTTGGCGAAGTTTAGCTCTTTCCTTTTTTACTGTTTCATTCTCGGAACTCTGCGGATTAGAAGTTCCTGGTCTGATAGTCTTTGGAGCAGTAGCCACCTTTTTAGTGGTGACCCCCTTGTTTGCCATCAACTTATCAAACTGTGCTGCTTTGTAGAGGGCTAATACAGCTCGACTGTCATAAACTTGAGAAAGTTCTTGGTCAGTAAAACCGATAGACTTCGCATAATTGCGAATATCTCTGCGAATTACCTCTGCTTTTACATCATCCTTAAAGTCAGGAATAGCTTCTACAAGTTTCTGCTGTTCTGATTGGATGTGCTTTTGCAACTGCGCTTGCTGATAAGACTGCTGTTCTTGTTGAACTCGCTGTCTTTCTGCTTGCACCGCAGCCAATTGCTTCTCTCTCTCAACTTTCTCTGCCATTGCAATTGCATAAGCAATAGGATCTTCTGTCTTTAGAGATGACAGATCTTCTCCTTGATTTTGCTGTTGTAGCAATTGCTCGATGACTTGGAGTCGTTGAGCATATGTTTCTCTAGTCTTTGCTGCTTCTTCAATCTTCATGCGCTCGGCTTCTACAACTTTGCGCTGTTCCGCTAATGATTGAGTCTTTTTCTGATAATCGGCAGTCCTACTGTAACCATTCAGAAGTTCATCAAGGGTAACTTCGACCTCTTCGCCAGAGACTTTAACTCTGTATTTAGGGAGTTCCTCTACTTCTTCTTCTTGGCTATCAGCTTCTTCTGCACTTACATCTTGTTCCTCGGGCTCGGCTTCATCGAACTGGTATTCCTCAGCTTCTTCTGCCTGCACAGCTTCAGGTTGGGCTTTCGCCTCTTCAGTCTGTGGCTCAAGAAAAGACATAAATGCATTAGCTGCACCTCTTACAGATGTATCTACACTCCCTTGTGGGTTGGTGTTTTCACTCATTTTAGACCTCTATGGTTGTTAAAAAACCTTTATTCGCTTCTTTTCAATTTCGCCATTATTAGCGATTGATTGAATCGATGCTTCGAACTCTTCTAGAGCTTTTAGCTTAACTAAAGCTCGTTCTCTGCCTTCTACATCATGCTCTGCAGAGCTGAAGATATATGACTTAAATGAATCTTTCTGAGCTTTTAGCAGCTCTTGGAAAAACTCATCTATTAGTAAATTTTTAGCTCTTTCTTCTTTGTTCATCCAGGGATTCTCACATCTCCTGTAAGTTTAGCGCCTACTTGAGCAGCTTTCAACTGAGCTTCTGCTTGAAACTCTGCTGTCTTGAGTTCTAAATTTGCTGCAGCTTTCTCTCTTTCGAGCTGAATTTGAGCTTGAGCTTTAGCTTTAGCAATCTCAATGTCATTTAGAGCTTTAGCGCGATCTACTTCAATCTGCGCCTGTGTTTGTGCCATTAGCGCATCCATTGCTGGATTAAGCATTGCTTGCGGTGGTTGTGGCTGCGATAGAGCTTGATCTAGCTCAGGCGGGATCTCTTTAAAGAACTCCATCGAGTCTTTATAGCCTGCAGCTTCAATGAACTTGCCTAGTGTGTTGCGATATTGACCAATTGATACTAATGGGTTTGCAAAGCCTTGCGATCCAAGAATCTGCTCTTGTTTCTGCATAACCATAGCTGCCATTGCCATCTTCTGATCTTGGCTGCCTGTGCCAAGACCTACATTGACTGTTACATCGTAGTTATTCTTCCATTCTCTTGGATCAATCGAGACATATTTACCTCTGAGTCGAATAACCCTAGGCTTATCTTGATACTTGAGCAAGAGATGAAAGATGCCTGAGAACAAGTCTTTTACACCTGTGTCTGCAAAGATGCGGGCAATCATCTCAATTCTACCAGAGCCAGCCTGTTGCATTGCAGCGATAGCTGTAGCTGTCGTGTTTTGTAGAATGTTAGGATCAATGCCCTGACTTGCCTGTGTTACACCTGATCTCTTCTGCAGCACTTGATCCATATAATCAAGCATTGGGAAAGACTGAGCTGCTGTTGCTGGCACTACCATTGGCTGAACTGCGCCTTGCGACTTGACTCGAACTACACCACCTGGCGCAGATGTTAGCAAGTCATCCAAGTTCACTTGCCCATCTAGAGCTGTAACTCTAGGCATATTGGTCAGATACAGATTGTCAAGAATCTGCCTAGTGATTGTCGATTTTATGAGCTGAATATCCATTGCTCGATCTGCGAGACTCTGGCCAAAGAATTTGTGTGGCATTGGAATCGGGCAAACACTAGCAAAAGGTATGTGATCTGCTTCTTCGTTATCAAGAATCTGATCGCCTGCATAAGTTACTTTGCGCAGCTCTGCAATACCATCGCCATCAAAGTCTGTGCGAATGTAGCACTCGAACACTTCTACATCTTGCATTGAGAAGTCGAGAGTCTGTGTCTCGTCTGGCATCTCGCCTTGACTAAAGCGAGCAACTCTCTCAGGTGTATATGTCAGATCATTGTAAGCGGGCAACTTGTCTACAACAGATTGTGAGTAGCCCATAGCGATTAGATCTGATCGAGTCTTTGTAGTGCGATGTGCTACAAATCGAGCATCTTTGATCTTCTTATCGCGCTTTGCGATTAAGAACTCTTCAGGCGGCACATTCTGCACTACAACTTTGCCTACTTCTTTTTTCTTGCGAATGACTACATTGTAAGAAAGAATAGGCATATCCATAGGATCTACACCTACTTCTTCTGTTTCTTGACTGACAAGTTCCATCTCGCCATCAGCAAACAAAAGTGTCAGCTCTTCTGCATTTAAGGCTTTATATTCTTCTTTTGTTGGCTCTTCTGCTTCTTCCCACCAATACTTGACGATGCCATTCTTTTGTAGAAGTGCATCCTTGAACCAATCATGCAGAATAATGACACCATCATTGTCATTAAAAAATACATAGTTTGTTAGCTCTGTAGCTTGCTTCGCGAGTTCTTCATCGCCAGGCATTCTAGGCTCAAAGCGACCTAGCTCGTCTGAGCCAGCAAAGATGCGCATGAGCTGTGGCAAAGCACCATCAACTACTTCTGCTACTTCGCCTGTAACAATCTTGCTGCGACCTTCTACTTCATTGCCATACTCATAGCGATTGTAGTAGTTAATTGCTTTTGTGCGCTGCTCGACTGTCTCTGTCTCTACATAGCCAATAGAATCTTCTATCTCTGCTTCGACAATGACTTTTAGTTTCTGTTCATCCATTTATACGATCCATGAAGTTTTTACTGTTATTGGCTTATCCCAAGTAGTATTCTGTTCCATACCTATTGCCAAATACCTAAAGCTGTCGCTGCCATGAGATGCCCAATCATGCAAAGGCTTGTCGAAAAAGACAGATCTCTTTTCGTCATATTCTCGTCTATAGTTTCTTAGACAGTCAAGACCTTGCTTTACTTGTGGCATATTGAACCAGCATCTTGGCAATAATCTGCGAACTGCTTGTATGCCATCGTCTACAGAAAGTCTTGGCAGAACCCTGACATCTAGCCCTGATTCTCTCAACACTTCTAGTCTGCTTTTACCTGTGCCCAGTTCTCTTACTTCGACATCATGTGGTAATAGCTGCTCTGCTTGATGCCATTTGTTTTCTTTCAGCCAATTGGCATACCAATCTAAGCCTTGACCATGATTCTCTACATAGTCGAGAAGTCTTACTTCTTGGCCTGTTACTTGCGCTACCCACAAGGCAGTAGAGTCTCCCATGCCTAAGTCCCATGCGACATAAGTTCTACATAGATCATCGCGATCTATTGGGCACATTCTGCTTTTTTCTTCGATGTCATTCAGTATCTTGCCATAGTAGCTGCCTTCAACTGCGGCATTGAATGAACACTCAAACTCTTGGTTGTATTTATCATCGCCCATCTCTTTTCGAGCAGCCCATAACTCTGCTTCGTCTAAAAGATGTGTTTCACTCGCTTTGAACTGTAAAGCTGCCCATCCTTCTTCTTGACTAGCTCTGTCGAACAGCTCTTTAAAATGGTTATTGCCTTTAGGTGTGCCAATAAATAAGCACTTGCCTTTTCTGTCTGCTAAAGCAGGCCTTATGATTTCATTCCAGATCTTTGGATTCTGATCGCCTATCTCGTCTAATACCACCATATCAAAGTATTGGCCGCGCAGAGAGTCTGGATTGTCAGAACCATAAAGCTGTATTCGTCTGCCGTAGAAGTCTACTCGCAGCTCTGCAATATTTGCTGTCGCGCCCAATGGTCTTACAAAGTGTGTCAAGTAATCCCATGCCACTCGCTTGGCTTGGCTATATGTCGGTGCTATATACGCATAACGAGGATTTGGTCTCTCGTTCAGCATCGACTCTTTTATCAGCTCATTCAGCGCAGCTACAGTCTTACCCATTCTTCGATGAGCAACTGCGACTACAAAGCGATGATTCTCTATAGCCTCATGAATTTGTTTCTGAGGACTTCTAGGCTTGTAAGGGATGACAATCTTTTGTTCATCCTCTAGTAACTCTACTTCTCCCAAGCGACCACCAACTTTAATGGTGTATTGTCTGCACCACTCAGCTCTGTAGTGTTTACAGGCTTACCATCGATTCTATCCATTACTTCTTTGATTGCCCATGGCTCGCCAGCTTCTGCTGACTTAACTAACTTATCTGTAATAGTGCGCAGCTTCTTGCGATCTTCTTGCACTAGAGCTATCTTTAAAGCATCGTAGAAGAGTTTGCCTTTTCTACCATTTTGATTGCCAATAGGTGCGCCACCTTTATTAGTTGGCTCAACTTGTAGATTATTGTTTTCTGTAGAGTTTTCCATTCCATTCCTCTAGGGTTGATGGTTGTTGTTATTCTACAACAGTTAATGCATTGTCGGTTGTTTTGCTTTGAAGTAAATCTCGTCTGCTTCTATCTTCTCTGCTATTTCTAGCATGAATTTGTAGATAATTTTTAGTTCTGCTGCTTTGTGATTAAATGAATTGAATCTTGTTGGGCAGTTACTTATTTCTACAATTGCTACTGTAGTGTCTGCCACTTACCACTTAACTTTATCTGCCCAATATGCAGCACTCATCTTACCTTTAGCGATGTTGCTTGCATGGCGAGCTTTAAATGACTTTCTGCGAGCTTTGTCTGCTTTGCTTTCGCCTTCTTTTGCAGGACTACCGCTTACACCTTGCTGACCAAATCGAATAGTTTTTACTTTGTCGCCCTCTTTCGCGACAACTACATGGCTTTTAGTAGGATGATTAGGTGTGCGCTTAGGCTTATTGAAGCCTGCTACACCCATTCTCTCAATAATGCCTGCAGCTTCTCTTACTTTCATTTCTTGAATCGAGCTGATTTACCAGCTTCTGACAAGGCGATAGCAATAGCTTGTTTAGGATTCTTTACTACTTTCTTAGACTTACCAGAGTGCAGTTTGCCCTCTTTGTATTCGCCCATTACTTTGCCAATCTTTTTTTCAGCTTTTGACATCTTCATAAAGATCCTTTAAGTCATATTTGCACCAAATAAGTGGTGCTTCTTCTACATCTGCCATGCCTTTCGCGATATGCTGTTGTATGGAAACAACAGTCGCATTTAGATTATTTAGCCCATCTAGCATATCAGGGTAAATTCTAGTCTTATATAAGAGTTCATTTCGCTTACAAGACTCTGATTCACCGCTAGGTGTGTATCCATTGCTGTCATGATCTAGAGCAATGAATGTGCCATCTCTATATCCAATCGCTAGGCCTACAGACTCTAATCGTTTGGCTAAGTCTGTATCTTCGTAGCCCCAGCCCCAATATTTATTAGAGTAGCCATTACAGGCTTCAAAGTGCCACTTTTTCATTAGCGCAACTGCTGCTAAGCCATATTTTTGAGCTAAAACTACTCGATCTGTGCCATGACCTACAGGCCGCTTATCTAGACCATGCCAGACTATGCGACTAGGCAAACTTGGCTCTGAGTAATCTGCCCACATTGGCAGGTAATCTACATCATTGAAACAGACATAATCGACCATGCCAGCAATTGCTGTATAAGCATGATTAAGTATCGCGCCCTTATTGAATGGCAAATTATCTGCTTGCTCTGCAATGCAGAATAATGGCTCTATATTGGTGTTTCTGCGAAAAAAGCTAACAGTATGAGGTAACATCTTTGTCAGATGCTCTTCTCTATTTCTGTATGGGATGATGATCCCTAATCTCACTTTTTCTTTGGCTTTGCTGTTTTTGCTGCTGCTTTGAAGTCTTTTGCTGTAGGCGCGCCCTTGGCGCCCGCTTTTCTCATCTTTTCGCCTGAACCTTCAGCGATGCGCTTTCGTTTAGCATGGATATTGGCGTATAGACCTTGTTTCAATCTTCATACTCCTCTTCATCTTCCATCTCTTCTGCGCCTTTAGATTCCCAAGCCATGCAGCCTCGTTCACCTTTGCAGACAAAATCAAAAATAGCGCAGTGGCCCATGCCATTTGGCACACCACATTTAGTCATTTCTTCGCCTGTTTCGTAGTATTCACAGGCTTTGCACTTACCTTCACCATCTTTGCGATCACCATACTCTGCTGTCAAAACAGCTTTCTTCATATTGCCTTTGTTGATGTCAGCATCAATTGTAGAAAGTGGGCATGATTGCATATCAGACTCAAGCAAGCCACCCTCTTTTTTGTCGGCCATCTTAGGCTCTTTACCTAAAAGACCAATCATTATTGACATTCCTTTATCTTTCATAAGAGCCTTAGTGTAGAAACCACAAATTTTGAGTGCATTTTCCCAAGAAAATTATACATCTATTTTTTGCTTCTACAACAAAAACAGACAAATTTTTCATTTAGGCCATTGTTGTATATCTGAAAGATACCATTCTGAGTCGTTTTCTGTTGGTTGCACCTTGAGCAGATTCTCATAGTGATTACTTTTGACTCTCTTATCGAGCTGATCTTGTAGTCGTTTTTTAGCATTTTGTAGATCTGTTTCTAGTCTTTTGGCAGATATTCGTAAATGATGGGCTAGCTGGTTTTGGCTGGCGTATGGGTGGCTCACATAGCGAGCTTTTAGTATTTTGCGCAGCTCTAAAGGCAAAGTCTTTACACAATCTTCTACAAGTTCACCGTCTTTGTGGTCAGGCTCATAATGTGGCTCTTCAGGCGCATAAAGATTGCCTAGCTCAGGTATGTAGTTTTTCTCGAAAGATCTACAAGTGCTGTCTGGCTGCGGTATGACAATGCCATATGAAAGCCACCATGCCCAATTTTGAAGTCTTGAGTCTAAGCTATCTTTTGCCACTAAGGGATTCCCTAATATATTGACTGTATAATTGTAATCAAATTTTCTGTATTATTTCAATATCTTAACTACTTGTAGAGATCATGGGCATAGTAAATCGAAATGGTTATGGGTATTATCTAACAGATGAAGAATTTATAGCCAAATGGAAAGATAATCCTAGTCCTACTTTAATGGCTAAAGCTACAGGCATGAGCCTTAGAGCAGTTCAAAATAGGCGCAGAAGTGTAGAGATCAAAAAGAATGTAACTCTAGACACCACAGTTAATCTTAGAGCTGCTCATAATGAAAAACAAAAACAAGAAAGATTAGCAAGGCAAGAAGCAAATAAAGCAAAGATAGAAGAAGCGCCTGTATCGGTAAGAAGGGGAATAGAATTAGAAAAAGGCAGAATCATTGTTTTTAGCGATGCGCATTTTTGGCCTGAAGATACTACAACAGCTTACAAAGCACTCTTAAAGTTCATTGAAAATTTTAAGCCTAATGTCATTGTAAATAATGGAGACTCATTTGATGGTGGCTCTATCAGTCGATTTCCTAGAATTGGTTGGGATAAAAAACCAACAGTTCAAGAAGAGTTAGAAGCAAATAAGTTTTATTTAGGCGAGATTGAAAAGATTAGGCCTGCAGGCTGCAGACTGATATGGTGTCTCGGGAATCATGATGCGAGATTCGAGACGATGTTAGCAGCTCAAGCTAGTGCCTATGAAGGTGTATATGGGTTTCATTTGAAAGACCATTTTCCTAATTGGGAAAGCTGTTGGTCATTCTGGGTTAATGATGATACTGTTATCAAGCATCGATTTAAAGGTGGCCGATATGCTGGCTATAACAATGCTGTAGCAGCTCAGACTAACATCATTACAGGACACACTCATGTCCTAGCTTGTCAGCCCATTACAGGCTATTCTAAGACGATTTGGGGTGTTCAAACAGGCACACTAGCAGAGCCAAACAATATGCAGTTTGCAGATTACACAGAGGACTCACCTAAAGATTGGCGCTCAGGCTTTGTCATGCTGTCATGGGATCGAGGTAAAATGCTAATGCCTGAGATGATACAAGTCTGCGGTGAAGATGAAGTAGAGTTTCGAGGAGAGATTTTGAAAGTATGAAGCTGACACCTGCCATACTGAAAAACATCTACAGTATGCTGTATTGCTGCGAGCCTTTTTCTAAATGGAAGCTGCCGCTACCAGAGCAAGTGCGCTTTATTGTCAATCAAGACCATGAAACAATGGGCACATATCTTTATGATGATGGAGAAAAGTGGGAGCATATAGTTACTATTTCATCTGCGCGATGTGGCTTTCTTGATACCGTCATAAGAACAATGGCTCATGAGATGATTCATATGAGCTTCTACAGACGAATAGGCAATAAGTGGGCGCAGCATGGCAAAGAGTTTAGAACTCGCTGCCACATGGTAGGCAAAGAGCTAGGCTTTGATCCTCTTGAGCTGTAGTGGTGCTATAGGTAGGACTTGAACCCACGACCTATCGCTTACAAGGCGATTGCTCTACCAACTGAGCTACTATAGCTTTACTTCAATAAAACCTTTTGCAAAGAGTTCACCAATTGTGGCTCTATGAGCCTGTTCCCACATCTCAATCCTTGAGATTTTCGAGAGTTTGCTACCTTGATCGATTTCCGCATGGCAGCGATAGCAGAGGGATGCAATGCGATAATCATCTGCTTTAAGCCCTCTACCTTTTCCATCTCTGAGCTGATTGGAATGTGCAGCCACGACAGTTCCATCTTCTATACCACATAATTGACATGGTAATAGTCTAGCAACTTCTAGCAGCTTTTTGTTTCTATACATAACTTAGTAAAGTCATTGATTGATTTAGCTGTTTTTAAGATGCTGTCTGAAACAATCATGGCCTGCTCTAAATCTTTGTGCAGCATACAGTCATGGTATTGATTTTGTAGACTTTTTAATTTTAAGACAAATTCAGCATAATCGATCATCAATGATTTCCTTCTAAGTTAGTTTTCTTTTCTAGTTCTGCTCTAAGCAAAACATTTTCTTCTCTTGTTTTCTTTAGCAAGTGCGACAAGAAATGAGCTGTTTTTAGCAACTCTGTATACTTCTTTTGGTATAAATCGTAATTTGTAGAATCCATTAGTCAAAAGCGATCCATATAGATACAGCAGTTATTAAAAATATAACTAAGCCAACAAGATAAACAAAGTCGCTATCTAGCATTGTTGTCAATTACCCTATTTGTTGCTTCTTGACTTCGCCAAATCTCTACTTTTAACTGAGCTGCTGTAAGCATCCATTTTAACTTTTCTTCAGCTTCTACAGCTTCTTTTAAACCCTCTAGCAGACCAATATATTCTGGATCTGCATAAGCATCTACTTCTGCTGCAGCAACAGACTTTGCAGATGATTTTGCCATCAAGATACTTTTCTTAGATCTGAGAAAGCTCTCTAGATAAACTCTTTCTGCTTTTGCTTTAGCAAAGTCAGCACTATTCTTCATAATGTATTCAACTGCTTTTGTTGGCTCTATATCTATCATTTTTTATTCCATAAAACTTTATCAATTTGTTTATACATTTCTAATATTGCAAAAAATATTATTAAAACAACACCAACTGGCAATATCCAAATTGGTGCTGTAATAGCTAATAAGAAGCTAATAAATTTTTTTATAACCATTTCACCCATTCTCCCCTGTTACCTTTCTGCCATTGATCTGCAAATGCATCTAACAATTTTTTGTCTATTTTATGCTCAGACAAATAATCTCGAAACTTTTGCAGACCCCATTCTGCGCGCCATTTGCAAAGCTGCCTGACACCGCATTGAAACTTCCATTCTTGACTGTATGTATCAATTGATTTTTCATGCATTTAATTGCTGCGATTTTTTTCTAAATTTTTCTGACATTATTTTAGGAACTGTAGTGTCCCAATTGATGCTGTGATGTAGTCGCTTGTTATTCTGACCCATCTGTCTTACTTTAACACTAGATGGATTGTAGATTACAGAGTAAAAACTTTTGACATAAGTGCCAAAGTTTAAATAGATGTCTGTAAGACCACCAGCATTACTCTGAGTTTGCTTCTGCTCAAGTCTGAGCTGCGCGACAGTCATAAAAAGATGACCTCTGTAGCCAAAATTACAGTATGCATTGACATCTTCATTGATTCTACCTAAGAATTGAAATGGTCTTTCTATAGAACAGATAAAAGAGTTCATGCATTTTCTAGCTATTTGACCATCTAGAAAAGTTTTGCTTAGACCGCTACCTTCGCCACCAATAAAGTCGCCACCTTGCGCCATGCTGATTGATGTAAATGGTGTAGCTTTGTAGAATTTGAGCAATATGTCAAAAACTGCATCAAGATTCTTCATATACTTGTTCGTTACATATTTTTTTTCATTTGTGAATGACCATCTAAAGTCTGTGTAGTCATCATCGAGCTGCATAAAGTATGTGCAGCCAATCTTCTTCGCGATGTCAAAACAAGCATTTCTAGCAAACACAACAGCTCTGTTGTCTGAGAAGTTATCGCCTATGTCAAAAGTCTTTATTGCTTCTTTCTTAGAGAAAGTAATTACTTGATCTCCATATGTCTTTGCATACTCATCATAACTTTTATCTTCATCATCAATAATGATGTAGATTTTGCCTGTATAGCCTTTATCTCTAAGAGTTTTGTAAGTAAAAACTCGATCAGGTCTGCCATGCGACAGAATAAACACAGCAAAATTATTTTGCATTTTGATCCTCTAAATACTGATTTGACAGCTCTGAGTTCAAAATAGCAAAGCCATTCTCTATGGCTTTATCAAAGTCAATAATGACTAGCGCAGATTGTTCCATTAAGTCTTGCAGCTCTTCGCTTGAGTGCGAGTAGTAGTCTGCTATCTTTGCAAAGTTTAAGATTGTGTGGCGATATGCTGCATAAATGAGAAACTTCTTTTCATCTTCAGAAACATTAGACTCTTTAATCTTCTGAATGAGCTTAACAGTCTTTGTATGATCGTAAAGCTCATGAATACTTGGCTTTTGATAGTTAGGCACATAAACAGGCACTTCTACTTTTTTTGTGTAGACAGAGCTGATTAGGTTTTCTTCATTGCTATCAAAAATATCTAGCGATTGTTGCTTTAACATAGTTCCCCCATTACTAAAGTTTACTGCATACTCATACCTAAAGCCTTCATACATTTAAGTTTGAGTGATTGATAAGTGTCGTAGCCATTGCCTAGTATACCAAGCTCTTTAGCTTTTTGCTCGATTCCTTCATTACTAAACATCCAATCTTTATCGATCTTATGCTGCTTAGGTGTCATATCAAGCTCATCTTCGAACCGTTCCTGATTCAGCCAAGTGCTTGCATGAGGTATAAACTCCCAGTCTGTGCCTTTAGCGACCCAAAATTTTCGATGCTCTACTATTGCTTCTAGTGCTTTTTGTTTGTTTTCTTGACTTAGTTTCTCCCAAGACCTTTTTGCTGTTAGCTTTCCTACTTTTCTTGGGTATAGCTGCCAAAACTGCTCGAATGTCATTTTTTTTCTCCCTTAACCCTACTGCTTCTTCCATCACACAATCAAAACCAGCTTGCAATAAAAACTTTAGGCCTGCTCTATCCATTTCTACTTTACATTCAGCAGAGCCATCTGGCAACTCTCTAACTATTTGAACTGTTATCTTCATCTTTCATCCATATTTTTACACTTGTATTAAAGTCTGCTTTCATAAGCACAGGCTTATTTAAACAATCTAACATTTTGTAAAGAGTATCTTTAATTATTTCTTTATCTTCACCTACTACGCCTACACCTCTTGCTGTGTATAAGTAAGGCTGACCTTCATCTGTATAAAATACCTCACAGATCTCTAACCAAGATTCACCATTGTTTTCGTCTGTAAAGTCTACCACTCTATGATTCCAATGCATATTAAAACCACTTAGATAATTCATAAGAGATGTAAATTACACATCCACCAAAATACATTACTACTGCTGCAGCTTCTACTAATATCAATGGCATATCGCGCTGATATATGCCACACAATGTCCATATTGCACTACCAATCAAACTTAGGAATATGTTTGCTGGATAAATATTGACAGAGGTAAGCCCAATCCCGATGAGACAAAGTATTGTGCCTATCCATTTTAACAAATTCATTTATTTTTTCTTAGCTCAATATGCTTTTGCAAGATATGCCAAAACTCAGATTTAATAATCATTTCTCATTCGCTTTCTTTAGTATTGCTTTAGCAAATTCCCTAATTCCGCCATTATCCGCTTCAGTTTCTTTATACAAATTCAATATTTCCTCATCACTTAACTCTTTTAGTTGTGGTGTGGTGTAAAGTGGAATGTGCGGTATTTCATGGGCAAAATCTACTTGATAATGGCCAAATTCTGTTATTTCGCCATTGTCATTTAATACTGCCATAGCAAACGGCACATTTGATACATCTGTTATTTTGTTAAAAAACTCTTTTTCAGGTGTTGTCATTTAATTGAATCCCCACAATCTATAGTATCTAAAACGCTGTTTGCTTCTTCTAATAATTTCTCTAACTCCGCTATGCGGTTGTTTTGTTTGACAAGTAAAGCGGTCTGTTCTCTTATCAATTCTCGCTTTCTTTCTATGCGGTCTGCTTGTTGGCGCAGCATTTTAGGAATGCGATTATCTTGTATGCCAATTTGCAACAACATCAACTCTAATTCTTTTGCTAGTTCGTATGCAGTCATATGCGATTACCTCTATTGATGAGTGTAAAGCCGCTTGCTGCATATCGCTTTTTGTTACCACTTTCCCATACTACTACTACAGTATCATCTTCAAGCATAAAGCAGCCTTCTTGAGTATCACCTCTAGCTGTGTAGCTATAAACTCTGTTCAGCTCTTTAAAAGTTTTGTTGCCTACTTTACATACTTCATTCGTCAAAACAATAAAACCATTTCCCTCATTTGGCGATTGCGCGATAGCTTCTGCATTAGCAAAATTGATTGTAAATGTAGCTAAAACTGCTGCGATAAAAGTTTTCATATTTCCCCCTTTTGCAATATCTTATCAAAATTCTACATTTTTAATGTAAGTATTTCTACTAATAAAATGAAAACAGCCGCAAGCATATGGGAGCTCCAACTCTTCTATAAGACTTACTCTAGGCTTTTCGCCATTATTAGGTATCAAGTAAAACTCTTTGCAAACAAATTCTGCAAATAGTGAGGCGATATAGACAGGGCTATAGACTCGATGTGCATTGAAATAAACAGCAGGCTTACCAACAGGCACAACAAATAGCAAATGCTTTGCTGCGCTTTTTTTGAGATTTTCAATTGCTTTAAGATCGCCTGTATTGTCGAGATTATCGCCATATCTGCCTAAACCTATATGCTCTACAACATGACAGCATGATAAAGATTCTACAGGCTCTATCGATTGATTGGCTATATCGATTTGTCCTACTGATAGATTTTCTACATGAAGATTAGGAACTCGAAAATCTAAGTAAGTAGTTTGAGTATGAGCTGCGACTGTAGTGCAGAGATGTAGAGATGAGCCTATATCGACATGAGAAAGCGGATTAATGTGCGCTATTTTGTTTGCAGCCCATGCGACATGGTAGACATAGTGTTCATCGAATCCATGACTCCTATCGTCATTTAAACAAGGATAAGCATGGCACTCAAATCGAGTTTCTTTTTCTAAGAATTGTAGAGCTTGCTGCTTAAATGTTTGTTCATCCATAATGGCTCATAAATGTTCCATTAAACAGGTTAATGTATCTTTTATGATACAAATATTAACCTTTAGGTATATTTTAAGAAACATTTTAGTAGTTATAAGTTATATAAATATATAACTGTCTTTTGGTGAACGAACCTAGCCTAACCTAGATTCGCCTTCATCTGTCTCTTGGAGCCACAGAACCCGACAGTCTTTCAAGGAATCGGCACTATCTTCGCCACCGATGTTTGGGCTGTTACATCCTTTGAACCCCTAGTAGCCCTTGTATCTTATCTGCTAGTGGTTTTCATCGCCCAGATAAGACCGAATCAATACTATAAACTAAAATTCAAATTCTTTGTAATCGTATCTTCCATTGGGCTTTTTGAACCACCCAATGACTAAAATTCTCCACTTGGATCTTAAAAGCTCTGGAAGGATAGGCGATTCGCTTATTTTTTTTACCCTTGCTGACATATTGCTTTTTGATGTAAGTTGAATTGCCACAGTTTCTTCTTTTCCAATAGCCAATATGTCGAACAGACCGAATAGGTCTTTTTTGCGCCTTGTAAAGGCATTGTAGGATTCGACTGTATCGCATTGATACCCTCTTTCTTCAAATAAAGCGATTGTGCGCTGATTAAGACTAGCCAAGATCTTCAGCAGTTAGTCTGCCCTCTGATGCAGCAATAATCGCTTGGTGGTGCTTTTTAGGTATGCTGTTGCGCATTGACCATGCATAGACTGTTACATACTTCATATTGAGCTTTTGCGCCATCTCTTTATATCCACCAAAGATCTCAAGCAATTTATCAAAGTGTTGTTTTTGTGCAACAGTTTCCATATCTTCTCCTTTTGTAGATCTTTGATTCTACAACAGGCTATTCATTTTTTTAACTAAGTATAAATACTAATAAAAAATTCTACATTTTTTTGGCAGATGTGGTATTCTACATATAAGCGATTTTGCTTAATTTCTTGTGAAGGAGAAATAAAAATGAAAGCAACAAAAAAACAAGTTTTAGCACAGCAATCAAAAATGCAGATTGATAAAGATGATGTATGCGCCTGCTGCGGAAAACAATTAAAAGGAAATGCAGCTTGGCTAGAACTAAGTTTTAAAACAAATAAATACTACATTGACAATGTAGTTCCTCAAGAAGAAAGCCAAGGTTATTTTCCATTTGGTTTAACTTGTGCAAAAAAAGTAGCTTTAGCTGTATATTAAATAATATGACCCCTTCGGGGGTCGTTTCTGTGAAGGGAAACTAAAAATGCAAATACCAAAGAAATATCAAAAAATGGCAACAGCAGATAGCATCGATGTTGATATGGATGGCTCATTAACATTGTGGCTCAATTATGGCTTTGCTTTTGATGCTGATGAAAATCCTAATGTTGCTACTCATGTCAGAACATTTGACACAATTGAAGAATTGGTAGATTCTTTAAAGTATGTAGAGATTTGTCCTTGTTCTGATTGTGTTACTTATAAAGGTAAAACAGTATGAAAGACTACAGAGGTGAATTGATTGATTTTTTATGGGGAGCTGTAGCAGCAATTATTATGCTTGCGCCAGCAATGTTTGTGTATGTGTGGAAAACAGGGGGTTTGTCATGAATAAGTATGATTATTGGCTAGAGAGTGGTGCAGATCAAGAGTGCGCAGAAGATCAGCGCGAATATGTTTGGCATAACTATATGAAGCCAGGCGAAGAATATGATGTAATGAATCTAGAAGTATTCCAAGAGCATTTGATGGAAGCTACAGCAAGTTATGCAGGTGCTGAGAAGTGGGAGAATCTGCGACAGTATGCAGATCGCGGTGAGTGGGAAAAGTTTGGTCGAGCTATTTACTATTTAGTTCATGACCATATTGAAGATCAATTGATTGATTAAGTGGGATTTATGGATTTACAAAACATTACTTTTTTACACCCACCAAAAATAGTTGGGTATTGGCAACTAACGCCTGATGTAGATGGTGGTTGGACTACTAGATTTGCTGTTTACAAAAAAGTATCAGATGAGCAAATTAAAAACACAGAAGAATTACTTGGTTGGAAATGGATTGAAGGAGAAATAAATTATGAGTAACTATATGGAACTTAGAAAGATCGATGTCTCAGACAAGATTGAGAAGAAGAATGGCTTATCTTATCTATCATGGGCATGGGCTGTAGATACATTGTTGCAGCATGATCCTACAGCGACATGGTCATATGGTCAGCCTGTAATGTTTGGTGAGACTGTAATGGTGTTCTGCACAGTCAATGCTTTTGGCAAATCAATGACAGCTCAGTTACCTGTTATGGACTATCGCAACAAAGCAATACCTAATCCTGATGCATTTGCAGTTAATACAGCAATGCAAAGATGTCTAGCAAAAGCAATTGCGCTGCATGGCTTAGGCTTGTCGCTATATGTCGGTGAAGATCTATGGGATGATGTAGAGCCTGTAGATACACTAGATCTTGTAAAAAAGATCATGGCATCAAAAGATATTGCAGAACTAAAAGTTAATTTTGCATCCGCTTTTAAAGAAGTTGCTAAAGATAAAAATGCAATGAAAGTTGTAAATGATGCGAAAGAAGCTAGAAAGGCACAGTTAAGTGAAACTAGCTGATGAGCAGCCTGATAATGTTTGTTTTAATTGTGGAGAGAAATGGGGCGTAAGCCCCATGAAAAATGGGGAGAGTCATCGAATATGGATAGACCAATGCGATGTTTGTTTAAAGCTCACAGCAGTAGCAGATGCATCGGAATATGGATATATGAAGGAAGGTTGGGATGGAGAAGAAATGGTGTAGTTCTTGTCAGATTGATAGGCCAAAAGCTGGTTTTAAGCTGGTAACAACAGGCTCAAAAGTCAGAAGATGGAAGTGTGAATATTGTTTAAAAAGAGAGGCAGAAGCTAAATATGCAAAAAGAAAATGAATTTTTTGATAAAGCAAGAAAAGTAGCGCAAGCACTAGACAATCAAAGCTATGTATATACACCTAGCTCTACAGACATTACTGTCAGATGGCGAAAGTTGTATGGTTATGTGCCTGCAAGCGAGCAAATCAGATTTCAAAAGAAGTGGGCTGAGTTTCGCGCTATTACAAATCGAACACTAGACGATGTAGAAGTGCCTGTATGTCCTGGAGTTGTGCAATGGAAAAAGTGGTCAAAGTTCTAGTAGAGATTGGCATTTACTTTTTTCTGCCTTTTGCGATAATTAAGGTATCTTGGGATTTAGCAAAGACCTGGATAGAGGAAATTATTAAATGAGAAACAAGCATTGCATGGAAGCCTTCTATGAGACTATTAAGGAAGTAGATATTCCTAAAGGTCAAATAATGTTTGCAGAGAACTTCTTTGCAGCAGGTTGGGATGCAGCTATCGATGCTTTATCTCTCGCATATCAGAGACAGTTTGAAGAAGATGGAGTCGATACTCAGCTTATTAGGCGAGAGCCACAAGAGCCACCGTCAGACGATGACCAAGAATGAATGGTACCCACTTTGTTTCCATAATCGATATGAATACAAAAAGTGGCAATACTATCAAAAATGGGGAGATGAAGTCTGTAGTGTTTGTGATGATTGCACAGATCAATATCAAAAACAGATGAAAAGGCAAAATAGATGTTTTATGGCAGAAGCCATGAGAAAATCTAGTAACAGTAAACGATATGCAGAATGAACCAGTGTCGCAAGCAGTAATGATCGTAACAGAGACAGAACCTTATCGATTTAAGGTTGAAATAGAAGGCTCTGATTTGTCTTTAGAAGTTTCGCAGATTATGGTAAAATTTCTAAATGACTGCTTAGAGCAGATTCATCAAGATACAAAATTGCATTAAGTGAATAAGGGTATGGGGAAATGGAACAGAGAACAGAAGAATGGTTTAATGCCAGACTTGGCAAAGTAACTGCAAGCAGAGTTGCTGATGTTTTAGCTAAGATCAAAACAGGTGAAGCTGCAGCTCGCAAAAACTACAAGATGGAATTAGTAGTTCAGCGACTTACTAAGCAGTTTGGCGAGTCTTTTAGCAATGCAGCGATGGAATGGGGAACAGAGCAAGAGCCTTTCGCAAGAATGGCATATGAAGCTCATACAAACAATTTTGTAAAAGAAGTTGGTTTTGTAGATCATCAAACAATTAGTATGTTTGGCTGCTCGCCTGATGGTATTGTAGGCGAAGGTCTAATCGAGATTAAGTGCCCTAATACCTCGACACACATCGAGACAGTATTAGACAACAAAGCACCAAGCAAATATATCCCACAGATGCAATGTCAGATGTCAGTAACAGGCGCGAAATGGTGCGATTTTGTATCATTTGATCCTAGAGTGCCAGATGACTTGCAGCTTGTAGTAGTAAGAGTCGAAAGGGATCAAGAGTATATCGACTCTATGGAAGCAGAAGTAAAGCAGTTTTTAAGCGAGGTCGATGACCTATTTAATCAATTGAAAGCGAGGCAGAAATGACCTATGAAATGAAAGATGGCAGTTTTAGTTTATTTAAGAATGATCGCAAGACAACAGACAAGCATCCTGACTACAAGGGATCGATCAAGATAAATGGTGTAGAGCATTGGTTTGATGCATGGCTAAAAGATGGCAAGAAAGGCAAGTTTTTATCAGGCCGAATTGGCGATCCTAAGAAACAAGGCTTTACACCTAAGGGCAATGATGAGATGCCTAAAGATAGTGGTATTCAAGACGATGAAATACCTTTCTAAGGAAAAAATCATGAAGAAATTTTCTATAGCAATATTAACAAATTTGTTAATTTTTAGTAGCGCATATGCCTGTCAAACACAGACTTTAGTAGTAGGCGGTAAGCTGCAAGTCTGCACTATTTGTGGATCTGTAGTAAGCTGTATGTAACCCCCAATGAGATCGGCATACAGAGGTGCAATGCCTCTACCCTTCACAAGGAGCGCCACCACCCTACCGATCATGGTGGCACTATGAATGGCCATAACACTTATGCAGAAAGAAATACTGTGCCTGATATAGGCGAACAGTTATTTGAGCAATACTGCAAAGAAAAAAATTACAGAGTGTTTCGATTAGGTTTTGATTCTAAAAAAACAGCCATTGATAACTTCTACAAAATAAATGCAATGCTGAGAAACATTCCTGATTACATTGTAGAAACACCAAAAACTAATTTTATTGTGCAAGTAAAAGGCACAGCGAATATTAAGAAGAAAGAAGTTGAGATGATACCTCTGTTTTTAGAGTGGTATTCTTGCAAAGATGCACCATTAGTTTATGCATTTTGCTTTGCGGGCGCAAAGCCTAAATTGATTTATGCTGAGAAAGTGATAGAGCTGTATAAACAGTCAGTAGATAAAGTGTGGCCAGATGGTGTGATCTACAGATCATTGCAGATATAGAGCTGCTTCAGCTTCTCTGCGCTTTGTTAGACCTCGAAAAACTTTGCCACCAGCTTTATTCCACTTCAAAAACTCTTGAGCTGCGCCAATAATGTCAGCTCTATTGTGTTTTCGTCTAAGTGTAGATGCTTGTAGATTACCTAGTCCAAGATTAAATGAAAAGCTGATGAGTGCATCAAAGCGAGACTGAGTAAGATGATTAGGACATAGTCGTAATATCCCTCTTTCAAAGCGCATAAGATCTTTTTTAAGTAAATCATCTGCTTCTTGCTGTGTAATCTCTCCAAACCACTCTATAGGCAGAGTTTTGCCATCGCCTATAAGATGACCCCATCCAACAGTCCATAAGCCTATAGGGTCTTGGTAGGGCTTTAAATGACATCCCTCAAATTTCTTGATGAGATTCAGCCCTTTTTCGCTAGTTCTCATCTGCGAGCATTAAATGCTTGCGAGCCAAACCAAAAAGCGATGATTGATGACCAGATAGTGATTGTTTCTTCTGACCAGAGAATCTTGAGAGCTGCATCGAATGGCACAGCATGATGCCATGCATACCAAAAGCCTGCAATTTCTACAAATAAGAAGATTAAGAACATCCCATAAGTAACTGCAGGTCTGACCATAGCTCTCGCATTGATGACCCAATGCGATGCGCCTTTAGCTAGATCTGTGTCATGCTGATACATCGCGATCTTTTCGTCTTTCAGCGCATTGATTTCGATTTGATCTGTTCTGATCTCTTCTACTCTTGCTTGCGCTAAAAAGCCTTCTTTTGCTAAAGTCAGCTCTCTTTCAGTTTGTAGACGAGCCATTTCTAGCTCATGCTTTTTGTCTGATCGATCTTGGAAAAAGTCTAAGAACTTAGGCAAACCACCAGCAAGAAAAGACAAAAGTGTAGAGACAAGAGTAATCATTTTTTAAACAGTAGTTCTACAAGCCATGTAACAAAGCCGCCAAATACTGAAGCTGCGCCCATAATAGCCCAAAGAGATCCTTTAGATCTCTCTGCCATAGCGACTAGCTTTTTGATGTCTGCTTCCATAACATCTACTTTCTTTTCCATCTGCTCGAATTGGGCTACTAGCTTGCCATATTTATATGGGTCTAGAAAATCATCACTCATCCTAGTCTCCGCTTACCAATCGACTTTTTTGCAACAGTTTTCTTTTTAGTCGCGACTTTTTTGCAAGGTTTAGAAACATTTAAAGTTTCCTTTTGAATGTATCCAAACCTATCAAATATCCAGTCAATGATAAACATCATGGCAAGCTCGCAATAAATTCGTTTGCTTGTTCTTGTGTCATCACATTGCCGTCTGCGGATTGCAGTTCTGCACCAGCTAAGACTTCCTTCTTAAACTGCTGATAGTCGGTGTTGGCTGGGTCGAATGGGATGCAAGCATTGTCTGATAAACGCTGAACACAATCTAACCCTTTTGTGCCTAAAGTTGATTGTATTGTATTTATTAATTTATACATTTTATAACTCCGAACTTACAGATAACAAACCACCAGTATATAGTTGGCAAACATATAAATCATTTAATCCTGAAAATCCTGCAAGAGTAAATGACAATAAATTTGAACCAAATAAACTTATTCCGCTAATAGTGGTTGAAGAAGATGTAGCAAAAGTTGTTTGTC